TAGTATTGTGTACATATAACAGAAAATCTTTCCCTGTCAGTATAACCCCAGCTAAAAGGTCAAGATCTATTACATAGTGCTCTTTATCAATAACCGTGATTTTCTTTGTGTGCTCAATTAAATAGTCTACCTTACTATCTTCAAATTGTGATGAGGCTATGTAAGTGTCAATCTCTTTGTCTATGTTTTCAATTACTGCCTCAATATCCTTAACATCCTCATTCTCCTCTACCGGGATCAAGAGCTTTTGCTGTTCTTTTATCTGATCCTCAAGAGCTGAGTATTTAGCTTTGTAATCTTCCTTAGAGATGATCTCATCTAAGTAAGCCTCTGTCAGTTTGTTTTTCTTTCTCTCAAGCTGTTCAATGGCTTTTTGTGCCGCCTCACTTTTATCCTCAATCTGTAAAGAGGCTTTCAGTTTATGGAGCCACTCCAGCATAGAGGCTTTTACCGCCGACTTATTTACTACCAGATCCTTAGAGATCTCTGAGTAAATCTTTCTTACCTTTACAGAGGTGGTAGATACTCCAGTACACTTTATATCACCTTTAGCCATTTTAGAGGAGCAATGCCAGTTTACATAGCCGTTTGAGTTGTGTTTCCAGAGTTTGCCGCCGCACTTACCACAATACAGCTTACTACTTAGGGGATTAGAGTAAGCATTTACTCCCCTTTTCTTTCCGGTCTTTGCTTTGAGTCTCCTCTGTACTTCGTCAAACATTTCCTCACTGACATAAGCCAGCTCCGGGGCTGGTATCCTAATCCATTGCTCCTCAGGCATCCTCACGATTTTCTTTTTATCAAAATCGTGATGGTGATGTCCCATCACAATTATACCTTTTGCTTTCTCATTTTTCAATATTCTACCTATACTCTCAGTAGTAAAAGGTTTTCCCACACTATTTCTGTATCCGTTTTCATTTACCCAGTCTCTTACTTTCCTGAGGCTGTTCCACTGGAGATAAAGCTCAAAGATCTTTTTACCCAGCTCAGCCTCTTTCTCATCCTTTACCCATTTACCATTTATAATTTTAAAGGCTAAGGACTTACCGTTACCCATTGCCGCTATTTCCTCTCCAGCAAGAGCTCTCTCAACTCTTCTCCTGTTGGCGTTATTCAGTTTCTTACTCAGATTTCTACTGTACTCCTCAGCAATGATAGCTTTTATTCCTGTTATCAGAGCATCCTCTGACGGGGTAAAAAATTTGTTATCCAGATACATAAATAGTTTTAAGCTGTTCTTAACCAGATTATCCACAAAGAGATACCAGTCAAGAGTATTTCTCTGGAGTCTTTCCTGATCCTTGCAAACGACAATATCAAACTTATCCTCTGTCATATCAGCTAAGAGGCGTTTGTAGTCACTTCTCCTCTTTGTGGTAGTGCCACTCTTGCCCTCATCTATGTACTCTCCCACCAGTATCCAGCCGTTTTTACTTATTACATCTCTGTTCTCCTGTATCTGTTTTTCCAGAGCGTTAAGCTGTTTCTCCTCCTCTGTAGAAACTCTTGCATAAAATACCGCTCTTAATCTTTCCTGTACCATCCTGTTTCCTCCTGTTTGATAGAATTTGTACAGGTTTGTCATAATATCTCATAGTTATTATACACCTTTTTGATACTATGTAAACCCATTACTTGTTATTTGAGTAATAACCAGAGATACTCCTCATTTTTAGACAAAAAAAAATAGGGCTATCAGCCCTTACACTGATAGCCCTCTCAAAATAACCCTTTTGGATTATAAGAGTGTCAAATCTTCATTCTTTACCCAGCTTACAATACCGCCAAGTAAACACTTACCTGTACCGACCTGAATAACCTTGTACTCAGATCCCTTAACAAAACTTGCGATTTTCTGACCTGTTGCATAGTGAGTAGCGGATTTATTAACCCGTACTCTACAGCCTACACAAAAGCTCTTTGTACCCGGTAACTTAAGAACCTGTCCCACATTGATGAGATCTTTGTTCTTGATGTTATTCAGGTCAACTAATACCTGTACTGTAGTTCCGTATTTCTTAGCAATCTTTGTAAGATTGTCTCCAGCCTTTACAGTATAGGTCTGTGAGCTTGTATTTTCCTTTGTAGGCTTTTTATCCTCTTTCGGGGTAGATGTGTTAGCCTTTGCGTATTTAGGTCTTGCAAAGCCACGAATATAGCCCCAGCCGATAGCTACAGTTCTATGACCTACAATACCGCCGCTCATGTTACCCTCTGTAGTCTCAAAATTCTTAGAGCCTACAGATCTTACAACGCCGATATGGTCTGAATAACCATCATTAGGCTGAGTAGCATCATCCCAGTTAAATACTACAATGTCACCTTTCTCCGGGGTAATGGTTCCATCTTCAATCCAGATCCCGGCTTTCTGGAAGAGTTTAACGTGCTCTTCAACTCCACATTCAGTACCGCCGATAAGATCCACGGCTCCAGCTTTAATAAATGCCGCTGATACTGTAGTGTCACAAAACTGATCCGAATAGTTTACTGCATAGCCACGGGCTAAAGGCTTGTGACTGTTATACAGATCAATGATAGGCTTGTGAGTGCCTTTTGCTCTGCTGAGTCCTACCCATCCATCCATAATATCAATAATCTGCTGTGCTGTTACTCCCATGTTAGTTTCCTCCTTTTTGCTATTCACCTTAGTTTTTAAGGTGTTGTAAACGAATTTCTGACGGGACTTGTAAGCCCCTACCTGATTACCTGTGTCTGTACAGCAAGCTGAGTAAATGTGATCCAGAGTGTAAGGTTTCTGAGTCTTACCCAGCACTCTCTTTACTGCACTTAAGCCGCCCTGATGTCTGAAATTAGCACACATCATAAGAGCCGCCTGATCTGTTACTCCCAGCTTTTCAGCCTCAGCAACATACTTTTTCATTTGTTCTCTAACAAGACTGTCCTGTACCTCTTTTCCGGCATCTGAGGAGATAATCTTAACGATTGTCTTAGCCTTTGCTGAGCTCTTCTTTAACTGGTACTTGCTCCAGTCTGCACTCTTGAGATCTGCCGCAATTTCTCCTTTAGAGTCCAGTTTTGCAAAAGTATCAGGATCTTTCTCTTTAATCTTCTGGAGGAGTGTTTTAGCCTCCCCAGCAAACCACTGTCCGGCTCCAATGGTAATAGCTGTCTCACTTGAGGAATTTGTATAGGCTTCTGTAAAATCGTCATAACGACAATTTCCGTAAACCTGTCCTCCTGTCTCTACTGCATAAATGATCTTGACTAAGATCTCTAAATTTTCTTTACTTAACACTGCCCTCACTCCTTTCAGGCAAAAATAAAGAGAGCACCGTTGAAAGTGCTTTCCCTGTCTTTCTACATCAATCAATCTTTAGCTTTTGTCTGTACAATAAGCTGGTTTGTGAATACCGTTACACCTGTTACAAGGATACCCTGAATGATAGCCTCTACAATCGGGATACCAGCCGTAAAGCTGAGGGCTACAGCACCGCCCACACCCAACACTAACAGGATCCACGGGATCTCCCAGTCTTTGACCTTAGGCGTACTTTTAATCATCATACCGATAATGTACAGTACAGGTACTAAGATCAGCATTTTATCAATTAAAAAACTCTGAAAATCCATTTCCTTTTACCTCCAAAAATCTTATTTACAGTGAGTAATAATCTGAGGAATATCACTGTAATTATCCTCAGATAGATAAAGCGGATCACCTCCTACTTTAGTCCCACCTGTACGGCTAAAGAACCCAGTACAATAGTTACTAACCCGGCTACAAGTAACCACTTGAATTTCTCCCACTTGTCACTGTCTTTACCCTCCAGCTTGTTAAGTCTTTCGATTGTATCGTTAAGATCCTCTCTCATATACTTAACCTCTGTGGCAAGTTCTTTGATAGCACCTATGAGATTATTATTCTCTTTAATCTCCTGATCGTGCTCATCAAGTCTTTTGGTATTGCTTTTTGCTCTTTGCTCAATTTCTGTAAGTCTGTGCTCAAAGTCAATATCTCTATCCTCCACTCACTGAGATCCTCCTTTCTGCCAGAAATAAAAATGAGGGTAACAAAACTGTTACCCTCAACCTCTCAGGCTTATTTTACTCTGCCAGCTCCGGGACTTCCAGATCAATCAGGATCTCTTTTACTTTGTCCTTGAGGACTGCCGGAACCTCTGCAAAGGTTTTCTTACCCTTAATGATAAGGGTTGCATAAATTACAGCCATGACCGCTACCTCCTTTCGTAAGATTGTTTTAAGGATAAGACTGAACAACATCAAGCCTCACCGCCTAAAATCTCCTCAACCTGTTTCCTGAGTCTCTCAGGAACATCTTCCAGAGTTTTTAAACCCTTTCGGATCAGATCAGCATAAATCTTAGCCATCTCTCACACCTCCTTAAGAAATAATCTGCTCATAGACCTCAGCAAGAGCAAGCTGGAGATCTGTAGCCTGTTGATCCAGAGAGTCATTTTTCTCAGCCATGAGCTTAATATACTCATCTTTCTCATAGACTTCCTCTGTCTCAATCTTCCACCCGGTAAATCCCGGCTCATTTTCTGTACCGGGTTCCTCAACACGGGTAATACCAGATCTGACAATTACAGTCTCCTCAGTGATCTCCAGAGCCTCAACCTTATCCGCACTGGACATAACATCTGTAAACTTCTGCATGATCTTTTACCTCCCTTTCATAATAATCTTGCATATATTCTATAAGAGGCTCTATGTACTTTTTCGATAACCTATAGCTATCACAATTTCCAAGCCAGCCTTTATAGCTAT